TATTAATTTTGTATAAATAAAAAGGATTCCGGCCTCCTCTATCTTACTAACAAATGAAATTTGTTGTTAGTATTTTACATGAGGCACGAATTCGGGAAGCGCGGACCGTGGAGATATAAGAGAGAGATAAAAAACCCAGCACCGACCGTTATTTTTAGGGGACACACCACATGAAACTCACCCAGTTTGGCGAACAACGAATGGCAAGAATAGCACTTCGTCAAAGAGAAATAGCTATGGCTGCTATGGAGGGCACTCCGGACCCAACCAAGTCATTTTTAGAAGTTAACTTTGACGCTGAGGAACACAACGAACAAGCAGTAACCGATATGGTTTCTGATTTGAAGGTGATGGTAGGTGTATCTGAATTTCAAGGTTTAGTTGAATTGGCAAACAGTATTAATTCCGCTGATGAAATAGCCAAATGTATACCTGATGAAATGAAAAATAACGTTAGAAAAGCAGTACTATCTAACCCCTCCAAACGATCTCGCTTTGCGTACTACCTTAAGTAATTAATCCTCGAATTTTCGTGGAAACATATGTAGTATTCCGGGTCCTCGCGTAACTAATTCATAATCACCTACTATTTTTAAAATGGAACCCGGATTGACAAAATCACCACCTACTACTTCTTCATTATATCTTTCCAGTTTAGCAATAGCAACTATTCGTTTCTCATAATCCCTACACTCCTCACAGCAAAACCGTATGTCTCCGAATGCACAACCGTATCCTTCTTTATTCCACCACACAGGATGTGTTTCTCCATCAGCACCACACCGCATACAAAACTCAGGTTTAAACTGTCTATAATTCTTTATATATCTGTTCAGATTTTTTACTGCTTCATCATAAGAACTGCCTATTCTACCAGCTTTAGCAGCAGCTTCACGTCGTACCTTTTCACACTTTATTTTATCAGTGTTACAAGACATGACACATTATTCCTCTATCTCATTCATTGCTCGTTCTTCTTTGTTAGCTTTTGATTCAGGTTTAGATTTAGGTCCGGCATTCCTCTCAAGGTCTTCCTCAATCGCTTTTTCCTCATCCTTTATCCTCGCATAAAAATTTTCTTTACTAACAGTTTTATTACTACCAGATACGTCTGTTCTTAAAATTGGTATTTTGCCGGTTATGTACGGACAGGTAGAGTCACACATTCTTATTCTGCCGGACGCACGTAATTCGATCATTAATTCTTTTGCTTCATCAGCAGTCATTGCTTCACAACCAACTGCCCTCTCTATATCTTTTAATAATTTTGTTGCTTTTTTCAACATTGCGGCTGTGGCGTTGGCTTGATCATTCTTTACCGCCATTAAATTCTCAATACATAAATAGTGTTCCCTTACTTCCTTCATCCGTTCAGTGGTTAATTTTTCTCTTTTCTTTTTAGCTGTAGCTACAGTTTTGTCCTTCTTCTCTACTGCTTTTTCAATCTTCTCGATGGCTTTTAGATAATTATCTACATCGCGCAATTCATCAAGAGTCAGGTCGTCCTTCGTATGGAAACGAGTCATTAACTCTGTGTACTGTTTCTCGGTAAGTGGTATTTCCTTCTTCTTTCGTTTGGCCATGTCTGGTCCCTTTAATTATTTACCCCATCTACGTGTGTCAACTAATATTGCTGAGTATCTTCCTTTTATAAATTCATGGTAGTAACTACCTACTGACTCGGCCTCCATAAGACTATCACATACATCTTGTGGAACATTAAGATACTTCATGACTACAGGTTTGGGATTTTTCTGGAGATCATACCGTTTGAATCGTATCCAGAGACGACCCAACTTATCATACATTACCATTCCAATACAAGAGGATTTGACCTTCACCCAATCGTAAGTCTGTCCACTATCTGCCATATCGCATTCCTTCTATTTACATACGAAACTGATGTTGATTGGTATAACTATGTTTATAGTTCTGGACTTGCGGGGTTCCACCCGTTTAACAATGGCCTTACATACATCCACATGTTCCTTGTTCTTACATTTCTTGCAGACATTACTGTAGCCGTGGACAGTGTTACTGCAGTTTTTACGAAAACTCGATTTCTTGGTTACAGGATTGGCCGTTTTCGTTCTATTACAGCTAGTACACTTAATCCTCACGATTTCTAATTTAACTTTTCTGTTCATCTTTCTGATCTCCCACAATCACCTACAATTTGGTTACATATTTCGTCCATTTCGTCAGTTGGTATTTTTGTTGATTTGTACCTATTCTTGTTAGATAATAAATTAGGTATTCCACATTGTGTAGCAATTAATCTATTCATGCGGTCCCTAAAATTAATTGATTTCTTGCTTGATGATTCAAAGCAATCTGCCCACTTCTTATAATTATCTTTACCTATAATTTTTATTATTACGTCCCTGAATTGCCTGTTAAATTCTGATAAAGCTGTGTCTGTCCTAAAGTAGGGTTTGCATTTACCCTCATCCAAATTTCCACTATCTTTTAACTCATCAAGACTTACTATAGTGGGTATTCCGTAATCAAATCCTTTGGATTTAGCATCGTTCTTTGCTTTACCACCAGTTAAAACATATAATTCATTTCTCACAGCTTGCCACATTTTTGTGACCATTGTATCAAAAAATTCCTGATCACTACTATTTACCTTTATGCCAGCTGTGTATGAGTTGAAACCGGGATATTCCGGTTCGATAATCATGCCCGTACAATCTATATTGAACCATTGATGGATATTTTTGTAGACCTTCTTAAGGTAAATTCTTGCGAATATCTCTGATGCACCAATAAATTTGATATGATCTGATTTTATATTGCTTTTACAACATTTGTTGCATGCTAAATTATGTAATACCCAATGTACAGGATGGTTGTCAAATAACAGTCTGTTTAAAAATTCATCATCGTGTTTCTTCATTGATTAACGCCTCAATAATATTAATTAATTCTCTTTAAAAGCAGTTATTACCCTTATTGCGCTGTGTAACTCAAGACTCATGACTACATCATCTTCGTTTTCCGTGTCAAGTACATCTATGACATCACCCACTTCCGTAATAAGACCGTCGATGAACTCGTTTTTCGTCTTTACCAGAATAATTTGTTTTTTAGCCATCTTATTTTTTCACCAATTAATTAATTAATTAATCCATTAATTATAGCTGGAGACCTAATTGAGGCGTTACTTCAACTAAGCCTCCAACTTTCGTTCAAATGTTATTCATCCTTGGGTTCAGGCTCAAGCTCTGGATATTGACTTCTCAGCTTAATCACCGTTGATCGTGTAGCGCCGAACTCGAAAACAGCCATACCAATAGTATTAGCATAGGAGAAGTCGGCCACTGATTTTCTCAGTTTATTTCTCTGAGCATCGGTGGTACACTTTAGCAAACGGGTGTGGTAACGACTGGTCTTGGAATAATCCTTTTTCTTCTTTTTTCTCATCTTATATACCCTTTCATGCGGGAAAATGACGTCGTAGTTTCAACAGTGTCTTTCTATTCATTTTATACGCAACCACTGTTTCCTTAATCGTATGTTTCCGGGAATGAGCTACTATTTCCCGACGGAATTTGTCTTGTTCCTCATCAGTTTTCAGACTTTGTAATTTTGTGTAATATTTCGCTTTACGCGCCACAATATGCTCCTTCTTTTGAAAATATTTTTGGTTTAAGCCATTTTGACTTATTATTCTTTTTTCCGTTACACTCACTACAACACGGTACAATATTATCTATTTCGTGTAATCCACCTTTGTCTAACGATATAATATGATCATGAGTTAATCCGTTGGGGTTATACTTAAACTGTACTTGTTCCCTAAGTACCACTCCGCAATAAGCACAACGTCCATTATACTCAGCTATTTTATCGTTCCATTCTTTAACAGTTATTACTTTCCCTCTTCCTTTAACTCTACTTTTTAATTGCTTTCCTCTAATTCTAACTATTGGTTGCTTATTTTTCCAATGTTTCCACGCTACCCAATTATGATAATTTATTCCTCTCTCAGCCATCCTAATCATTACTCAGTCCCTTTCGTGGAGAACGTTTTGTCCTGTAGACGCAAATCCATACCCCTATAAAAAACAAGTCTTATACCAAGAGACCATATGGCCTTCTGATATATCTCGTGGCCCATGATGGATTTTTGAAACTGTCAAGATGGCAGGTCACCTGTCAGGGTGGCAGTCCATGGGTTCATCCTTAACAACCTCTTAACATTTTCTTAACATCTTCTTAACATTTTCTTAACATCTTCTTAACATTTTCTTAACATCTTCTTAACAAATCACACATACGACGGGTGGTGTATTCAATAGTGACGATATACTACGGGTGGTGTTGTCAATGATAACTAAAGAACGAACCCCTGCCGTCTTACTCCGGTAACGCGGAAAGTTGAAGGACGAGGCTCCGGAATACATCCTTCGAGTCGTCTGACACCCACATTTTGGATAAAGAAAAAGGCCACCGGGCAAAGCAGAAAACCCGGCGACCCCAAGGATAAATACTCCGCTACGAGCGGAGGGGAGGATACAACAAGCGAGATACAGCCAGCATGAATGACCATACCCTACGTACTTGTTGCTTAGGCTAAAAATATTCGACCGGTTGACTAATCAGACTGGACAAGATCAATCAGCCAACCGGTCAAGGAGGTGGCGTTGGCCATGTCAAACCAACACCTGATGAAAAGACAAAGTTAATAAGTGATGCCGAGCCCGGACATAGGACTCGGCATCGAAACACAAGGTTTGGTTGGTTCAGAGCGCCATTAATCGTTCCCATAGCACCACCAACCTGAAAGATAACAACTTCAAGAAATATCTTATCTTATCTTAACAATGAATGGTTGGGGCTGATAACCACTCTGTGAGAACCAGCCTCAACCGGCAATTGCCATGTCCGGTCCCAAAACCGCATTGACAGTATGACCCGCCAATGCAGCAAGTTCCTATGCCGTTGAGTACGACCCTTACCAAATCGTACACCTACAGACTCATTTCCTACACAGCCATAATAGACCATGTGGACCCTCTGCCGAGAGCTTCATTCCGATGGTATTCTTTTCCATCTGCCGCACCTGTCGGGGGACTTTTATTGATTGTACAACGGCAGTTGTTTTGATATTCAACTGATTCATTAGGGTATTAAGTTCATCCACTATTAATCTTAATCTTAATCTTAATCCTGATTGATCAAAGGGTTTTTCTCTTTGTAAAGCTTCTCATAATCTGATTCTTTATCAGGACGTTCGGAAATCAATGCATCTATGTCTGCTTTTTCCGCTGCAGCTGCTTTTTCCTCCTCTGATTCACCTTGTGCAGGATTAGCTTTGACCATCTTCACACTACCTACTAAATGCGCTGCTTGACACCGTGGACAAATCCACGTACTACCTAAGTCCTCAATTACCTCGGAATATTCACAGTCAGTACATTGCACAGTAATATTATCTATACTCATCTTTCATCTTCTCCTTTTAAAGTTGTTGACCTTTCGGCTGCTTACTTACCATAATAGGGTCCAAGTCTTGGTTAGGGTGTTTTTTCATCCAGCACGATGGACAAGTTGTGTATTCTCCGGCTGGATAGACTGTGCCACAATCTTTATGTAATGTTTTACCTATATCTGCTAATTTTTGTGACCCATACTTTTGCCGGTACTCTAATATTTGTTGATTAGTTGGTTTAGTACTTTGAAGCCTTGTGCCACATTTCATGCAGTCGAAAAGAGCTACTTTCGGTGCGGAATGCCAGCCACAACGAATGCAGTGGCAATCGCCAGCTATATCTCTTTGATGTCGTTCAGAAAATTCAGCCATCTTCGTTGTCCTCATCCAATCTTGATCTTAATGGTAAATATTCGCCACGATAGTTAACTCTGTCGAGAAACTCTACTGTTCCGTCCATAGTCAGTATGCAATCAACCAATTCTTGATTGGTGTAATGTCTTGTTCCTTTCACACCTTGAGATAGCAACCCAAGTGCTATAACTGTAGCATTTGTTTCCTCAGGAAGATCATTTTTCTCTGTCTCTGAGTATAATCCGATAAATATCCTACTCGCACATGTATCTTCTGCGTGCAATCGCGTCTCGTGTGTCCAATTTTCAGGATGTTCAAGTAATTCATGCATTATCATTGTCCTCCACCGACAATTCTTCTCTGTACGTTTCCCAATCCCCTTGTCCATTTATTCTATCAATAAATTGTTGTTCTCCTCCTTCATGATGAATAGTGCCTGCTAATTCATTGTTGGAAAAATCACTTACTCCTCTCATTCCTCTAATAATCAATCCGACAAGTATGTAATAATAATCACTTTCTTCACATCCTGTTTGATCATACTGACTATACTGATCGTCTGCTTCATCTCTTACTTCTTCGACCGTATTCTTTAAGTCCTTCAATATTAAGAATACACATGTTTCCTCAGCATGCCTGCGAACAGTGGGAGTCCAATTTTCAAATTTTTCGAGTATTTCGTATATCTTATTATCCTCCACCTCTCCTTGCTGGGTGATTATCTCTACCAGCGCTCTGAATAAGGCTGGTTAATTGTCTTTTTAAAGGTTTCATTACACCCATGACCGATTTTCCGTCGAGAGCCTGAATTGTTATGTTTACGTTTATGTCTCCGCCAGATTTACCCTTACCTTCTGTTTCTCCTCGACGTAGTACTCGTTCACCGGATAACAATCTTGTGTTAAATTCATCTGGATTGATTGGTTTACTACCTCGACCACTACCGGCCATTCCTCCAGTGTGCATTGTTGTTTCACCACCGGGGTCAAAACTTCTACTATTGACACTATTATTTCTGTTAAACAACGAAGTCATTATTCCAATCAGTCCTCCGCCAGCACCTCCAGCACCGGAAATACTACCACCAAAGGCTTGTGCAGCTACCTGCTTAGCGGCCATGTTAATTAACGCATTTTCGATCGTTCTTATAGCAGATGTGAATACGTCCCGCCAGTTCCGTACATCACGGGTCATATCACCTAATGCCGTGGCAAATGCATCCCTAAATGCTGTAGCTGCCTCACCACCTACTGTTCCGAGAGATTTTGTTTCTCGTGCGATTTGGTCCATTTGGGCTTTGAATCCTACTTTAAGAGATTTACCTCTCAAGTCTCTATCAAGCTCAAATTGTTCCATCAGATGCTTTTTATGTGCATCTTGAATCCTCTGGAAATTTGCTATCTGTCTCTCTTTTTCTATTCCCGCAAAATGTTCTCGATCTCTGAAAGCCTTTAATTGTATTCGTTGTTTTTCTTGTAACAAATTCTTTTCTACATCAAACAGTTCCTGTGCGTGACCCCTTATACCGGAATACATTGTTCTCGCGTCCTCAAGCGATTCCTTAAACCATACAGCATTCGCACCCTTTGTCTCAAGTATTCGTTTTAATTCCTGATCATGTGCTTTTTCCTCGGCTTCGGATAATGCTTTTATAGTGTTCATAGATCGTCTTAATTTATCACTTTCGAACGCAACTATGTCTCTTATTGCTTGTTTTCTGTCAATAACTTGTCTACCTGCAAACGTTGCACCAAATCCTCCGAAACCGCCGGGTGTCACACTCTCTTTAGCAGCTTTAGTAGGTATTGGTAATTTACGTTTTTGTAGTTGACCTGTTAAGAAGTCCTCAGGTACGTTCGATGGATTACGTAATAGTACGTGCATCTGCTTAATTAGGGTATTCAGACCCTGAATTTTCTTTTGTGTTATTAACACATGGTCCTGAATTCGTCTCATTTTTTCAGATGGAATAACCCTACCGAAGGAATCGGCCCATTCCTCATTAGCTTTGGCTGCGGCTTTCAGGAAGGTGGTAGTTTTCTTTATAGCAGCGCCGAGTTCCGCCTGTTCTAATTTGGCTTTAGTGTACTCAACAGCTAATAGTGTCATTACTGCTACCAATCCACCTACTACCACGGCTGCTGCACCCGCCGAAAGTAATAATACTCCCATTGATGTCCCAAGTGCTATTGCAGCCACATTTAAACCGGCAAAGACTATTATACCAGCACCAACCGCAGTAATAGTAATACCCATTGCTGCTGTCGTAGTAGCTGTTATAGATGCAACTGTGGCAAATCCACTACCTAAGTTCCTAATCCATTCGACTGTACTTTTCAGTTTGGAACCCAACATTTTAAGTAGTGGTATGAATTTCGATGCTACAAATCTCGATAGACTTGCCATTTCCTGTCTGATCGAACCTACTTCCTCCTTGAACGCCTTTAACTGCTTACGAGCTATTTCCTCATGCGTATCACCGGCGAATATTAATTCTCTTGTTAATGTTCGAAGTTGGGCACTGCTCTTACTAAAAATTTCCAACTGACCGGCTATCGCCCTCGCACCAAACAGTGTCTTAAACGCCATTTGCTTCTGGGCCTCCGACGCGTTGATTAATCCATCGTTTAATTCACCAACCAATGTTATAAATGGCTTAATTGCCCCAGACTGGTCTTCTATCTCTATTCTCAACTGACTGAACAATCGTTTAATCTTCTCGGTCGGAGCAGTGAGATTTAACATTGATCTTCGTAGGGTCGTACCCGCTCTACTACCCTTAATACCTACATCTGCCATCAGTCTTATCATCGCTACAGTCTGTTCAAGACTGTTATTTGTCGATCTGGCTACACCCGATACGAATGATAATGTCTCCCCTAATTGACTGAAATTCATGTTAGATGATATAACCGCTTTAGCCATTACTGCCGCTACATGCGCTGTTTCTGTGAAGGCTATTTTAAACCCTCTCATTGTATCAACCAGCATTTCTGCAGCACGGCCCGAACTGATCATCGCAGCTTTAGCAAGTGTCACAGTTGGTATAAATGCTTGTAACTGTTCATCAACCGATAGACCTGCAGAACCGAGAAAGTAAAATGCATTTGCTGTTTCGGTAGCCGCTTTGTTAAGTCTTATCGATTGCTGTTCAGCCAAATTAGACATTTTGTTAAACTCGCTGAGTGATGTAGTAGATACAGCCGTCGCTTGATGCATGGCGCTGCCGAAATCAGATATACCATCAACCATTTTCCTAAAGACTTTTACCGTGAGAAGTCCGACGGCCACTAAAACAATTCCTAATTGTTGTTTTGCGGCGGTTTGTTGTCTCGTTTTAGCTATATTTGCTGTTTGTGCGATATTTCTCCGTTTTTGACTCTCAAGAGTTTCAATACCGTACCTTTGACTCAGACCATGTGCTACCTGTCTTTCCTTAGCTATGCCTATTATAGATGCTCTTTCCTTATTAAGGAAACCTATTTTCATTTTGCTGGCCGCTAACGATGATCTTAAACTCCTGCGGGATATTTCATCCCTTCTGCCGGAAGCGCTTAATTTATCTATCTCCCTGCTTGTGTTCTTATGGAGATTGAGTGCCTTCCCCAGATCACTTTTCAGCTTGGATAGATCAATCCCTAATTCTACCTCAGCAGTTGCCAAATTTGTGACTGGACTACTAAAATCGGCCATTACTTCCTCTATTCTTGTCCAATATTGACTATGAGAAAATACTCTTTTGTCTGTTCATTTCTTCATGCATTGCCGGTCTGAGATAGGGTTGAGCGGCTTTGCCACCCTCACCAACTTCGACGCTCCATGCATACGGTACATTTGAAAAAACAGTCACACTTGCTCTATCATCTTTTTCAGTTACTTTATACTGTATACTATCTTTTAATCTTCCAGTTGATACAGGTACATTTCTTCTGGCACTGGTAACCATCCTTTTACCAGAATCATTTAGACTACCAATCAGTGCTTTACGTATGCCACTGATGAAAAGTCTTATAGCACTATTATTAACTACAACAGCCATCTTATATCCTCAACTCAAGCTTGTCTCTCTCTTATATCTCCACGGTCCGCGCTTCCCGAATTCGTGCCTCATGTAAAATACTAACAACAAATTTCATTTGTTAGTAAGATAGAGGAGGCCGGAATCCTTTTTATTTATACAAAATTAATA